CATCTACGTTAGCGAATGGACTGACGGACTTTGGGAAGACGAAGTGAGCGGCGAAGTCGCCGACGCTGCCGCCGCCGAAACCTTCTACACCTACGACATGACGCGCGGGTCTGGTTCCTTGAACCAAACAATCACCTCCGACCTCGCCGCCGGTACGGTCTACTTCGACCAAGTTTGCTCGGTGACCTTTAATAAGGTGGCCGCTGCGGACATCGCGGAAATCTCCAACCTCGTCAAAGGCCGTATGGCCGTCTTGGTCCAAGACAACAACGACAACTGGTTTGTCATGGGCCACAAAAACGGCGTGGAAGTCACAGGCGGAACGGCTCAAACCGGAACCGCTGCCGGCGACCAAAACGGATTTACGATTGAGTTCTCTGCACAAGAGGTAGCACCCGCTCCATTCTTGGCCTTGACCGCTGGCGCACCAAGCGGAACCAACATCACGATCACGGCTGCACCGTAAGACTGCGAAAATACCGGGCCACCTTAGGCCGTTATTGTTACAAGGAGGGGGGGGGCGTTGGCCTTCCCCCTTTTTATTCTCATCAATGATTCACCTCGTCCCAAATTCTGCATCGAACCTCGTCTACGTCACGCCGTTTGAGTCGCGCAAGTTCCTCGTTGCGTTTACGGACTACCTCTTGGTCTTAACGAATCAGGCCACCGAAGAGCAGTTCGCTTGCATCTTTAACGCCCAATACGACAACGAGAGATATACTCAAGCGGACCTCCCGACAAACAACGACGACCCCGTGAACGGGGAGTTGCTTATCACCGAATCGGGCCTCTACACCTACACCATCTACGGCCAAAACTCCGACACCAACCTCGACCCTACCGACGCGGTGGTGGTGGGTGTGTGTGAGGTCGGCTCGTGCAAGGTGAGTGACGAGGCCGCGTGGAATATCCCAAGCGTGACAATCCCCGACAACGTCATATATTACGAGTGAAATGGAACTACTAAAGCTGCAAGAATACCAAGAGCGGTCGTACGAAGAGAAGCCCTCCAATCAGGGTTTCGTAAATTACGGCGACGACAACCTCTTCCCTCAATACCTTATCGACCTCTACAAGTCGAGCGCCACGCACAACGCCCTATGCACGTCCATCGCGTACATGATTTTCGGCGACGGTGTACAGGCCGACACGTTGGAGGCGCGATTGAAGATTGAAGAGTGGAACCTACAAGACGAGGTTCGTAAGGCGTGCCTCGACCTCAAGATACAAGGCGGGTTCGCCCTTGAAGTGGTGTACTCCATCGACCGAAGCACCATCGCCAAGGTCCGCCACTGCCCCTTTGAAAACATCCGCACCGGGGAAGTAGACGAGAAAGAGAAGGTCAACTTCTTCTACTACTCGAAGGACTGGAGCGACAAGACGTGTGAGCCGGAGGTGGTGCGTGCCTTTGACCCGTCGGACTCGGTGGACTACCCCGTGCAAATCTTGTACGTCAAGCCGTTCTCACCGGGTTCGTACTATTACCCCAAGCCCGACTATATCGGCTCAATAGACTACATCGAGCTCGACAAGGAAATCGGCAAATACCACATCAACAATATCAAGAACGGGTTGGCCCCTTCGTTTACGATTCACTTCAAGAATGGAGTCCCAGCGCAGGAGGAAAGGTTGAGAATCAGAAACGACATCGAGCGCCAACTAGCCGGGGCCACAAATGCGGGCAAGTTCATTGTCACCTACTCGGACTCTCCCGAACGTAAACCCGACTTCGAGCCGTTCCCGCTTTCCGATGCCGACAAACAATACCAATTCCTCTCCGAGGAGGTGGTGGCGAAAATCATGGTCGGGCACCGGGTGACTTCGCCCATGATGTTTGGCGTCATGGCTCCGGGCAAACTGGGAGGAGGGTTGGAGCTCAAGACCGCCGAGGAAATCTTCTCAACCGAGGTCATTGAGCCCTATCAAATGATCATGACCGAGGCCCTCGAAAGTATCTTCAACGCGGCGGCGGCATCCGGCACCATCACCCTCTACAAGCCGGAAGCGGAAGAGGCCAACGTGGAGGTGTCATATACAGGTATTCAAATCTCATCCGCCGTGGACATCATCTCCAAGGTGGGCACCGGAGAACTCACCGGACCACAAGCGGTTCAACTGCTCGTTGCCATGCTTGGATTTGACAGGACCACGGCAGAGGGTCTCTTCGAAGGCGTACAACCTACGCCACAGGTCGCCGAGCTTGCCGCCGCCGTGACTGAAGGGGTAGAGTTGAACCTAGCGTGTGACTACCTGATTGAGATGGGCGAGGAACTCGACGAAGAATGGGAGTTGATTGACGCCCGCCGCGTGGACGTAGAAACCGAGGCCACACAAGATGCCCTCTGGAACTTTGCCCGCGTGCCGTCAGGCAAGCCCCAAGCCAAGTCAGACCAAGACAACGAACTCGTGAAGGTGAGATATGCATATATGCCCAAGGTCACAGGCAAGAACGGCAACGAATCGCGCAACTTCTGCAAGCGCATGGTGGCCGCTGGCGACCGCGTATGGAGGAAAGAAGACATCGACGCCGCTTCAGGCCGCGCAACAAACCCCGGATGGGGGCCAAATGGCTCCGACACATACGACCTCTTCCTCTACCACGGGGGCGGATCGTGTCAACACTTCTGGGAGCGCCGCACCTACCTCCGCAAGAACAACAAGAAAATCAGCGTCAACCGCGCCCGCAAGATTTTGCGTGAGGCAGGGTTGGAACCGCTGCCACAAAACGACCCGCGCGTTGCCAAGCCCACCCGTGAGCAGACGAACCGTGGTTTCCTCGAACCCAAGAACTGGACAACACCCGTATAAATGGCACTCACCGCAGAAGTTCTCTTTGTCAACCCGGACTACATGAAGCGAATCACCCAGCTCAACGGCGGGGTGGAAGATGCTGTCATGGTTCCGGCGATCATCTTGGCACAAGACAAACACATCCAACAATACCTCGGCACGGACCTCCTAAACATTCTCAAATCTAAAATTGAGAGCGACGACCTTACCGGCAACTACGAAGCCCTCGTAGACGGCTACGTGAGGAAGGCGACGGTGTGGTGGTCGATGGTTGAACTCCTCCCGAACTTGTACGTCAAGCTCGACAACGGAGGGTTGGTCATTCGGACGGCTGAGAATACCTCGGCCATCTCGGAAGACGACCTACACCGAGAGATTGAGAACGCAAGGCAGAACGCGCAATTCTACACCACGCGCCTTGTAGAGTACCTCTGCGCTAATATGACCCTCTTCCCGGAGTACACGTCCAACTCGGGTGCCGATATGTTCCCAGACTCAGCGGTGTACTTTCAGAACGGCATGACCATCTCCGGAGGACACGATCAAATCGACCCGGACCTCGCTCGTAAGCTCCTCCGATGACCCGCAAGGAAAACATCGTGGCGCTGAAAAAGTGGATGGAGAAGAACAAAGACAAGCCCAAACCGAAAGAAAAAAAGAAATGAGCATCGAAACTCTCTTGAATTTGTTACCTTCCTTGCTGGCGGCAGTAGGAGTGTGGGTGTCTTTGAATAGCGAGGTGGCCAAACTCAAGGGACGGGTGTACCGTTTGGAGTCTGACCAAGGCAAGATTGAGGCCATGTTGAAGGAGTGCGTCGAAGGCATCCAAGAGCTCAAGATATTGTTGGCCAAAAAGGGACTCTAAATGTACAAGTGGTTCAAAATGTCCGAGTTTGATTCGCCCGACCAACCGGGGTCAGGTGAACTCATGGAGCCCGCCGTGGTCCAAGCGTTGGATATTGCCCGCGACATCTACGGGTTTCCGATGAAAGTGACGTCGGGGTTTCGCAGTGTCCCTCACAACAAGGCCGTCGGAGGTAGCCCGAAGTCTAGTCACCTTCTCGGCTGGGCCGTGGACATCGCGGTTCCAAACTCCGAGCGTAGGTTCCTCATGCTTGAAGCCCTCCTCGATGCTGGGTTCCACCGGATAGGCGTCGGAGACACGTTCATCCACGCAGACCTCGACCCCAACAAGACGCCGAACTGCTTGTGGGTTTATTAAAAAGCGAATGCACCTCACCCGTAAACACCGCACCGTCCACGCCGTCGACTGCAACGTAGAGCAGCGCAAAGGACAACAACACTTCCTTTTCATCTCGGACATACACTACGACGCCATGAAATGCGATCGTGAGCGGCTACACCGCCACCTCGAAGAGGCACGAGAACTCGGAGCGGGCGTGTTCATCTTTGGAGACTTGTTCGACCTCATGCAGGGCAAGTACGACCCTCGTGGCAACTACTCCGAGCTGCGTCCAGAGTACAAGTCCTGCATCTACGTTGACGAGGTTATCCAAGACGTGGGAGAGAAGCTGGCCAAATACGCCGACGTCATCAAATTCATCTCCAAAGGCAACCACGAAACGAACATTGAGAAGCGGATGATGGTTTCGCCAATTGACCGCGTGGCCCAAATCTTGAACGCGGCAGGTGGACACGTCGAGGTGGGAGGATATGCGGGTTGGTTGGTTGTTCAAGCACACCGAAGCGGAGCCGCCAAGCGTCGTTTCAATATCCACTACCATCACGGCTACGGAGGAGGCGCCAAGCGCTCCAAAGGAATCCTTGGTGCTGACATCGACCAAAAAGACTTTCCCGACGCGGACATCATTGTGCGTGGCCACGATCACCAGAAGTGGCACCTCCCTATAACTGTGGACCGCATCACCCACTCCATGAAGCTCCAACAACGCACGGTCCACCATCTCCGGTTGGGTTCATATAAGAAGCTCGGAGATAGGTACGCGGGCTGGGCTACTGAAAAGAACTTCTCTACGCCACGCCTTGGGGGTTGGTGGGGTTGCTTGCAAGAGCGCAGCGACGACTACGTCTGGACCATCCGGGAGGCGACATGAAGCCCGCGTTCGAGATACTCAAGAACTTGGACCTCACGGAGATGTTCAAGACCAAAGGCGACCTCAAAAGGTGGAGCGCCAAAAGAACCATCGGAGGTGCAATTGTTACCGAAGCCCTTTGGCAAATACACGCGAACGGCTTATCTTGGGAGGGCATCGTCCTAGCGGGGGTTGGCATAGTCCCGCTTTGCCTCTCGTTTTTTGAGAGGAAGGAATAGTGTGTTTCATTCATCACAGGTTGAAGGGTCACCCGAAACGTCGGGGGCCCTTTTTCTTTGCATGGAAAAAAATTTCTTGAAACGTTAGGTTAAATGGAAGTTTCTTTCTACCTTACCCCCATGATGAACGAAACACAAACCCCCAACACGATGCAAAACAAAAGCACCAAAGGCCGCGACCTCGCCTACAAGATCGCCACCCGCCTACGCGGAAACGAGTTCAAAGACATGACCCTCGGAGAGATTGACGACTTCCGAGCAGAGATGGCCTTGTTCCTTGACCTCAAAAAAGAATGGTGATGCTGAAGCCCAACGGAATATCCCACACCGTCTACCCTGACCAACCAGCGGAAGACTTCAACGAATGGACGGCCAACTTCACACGACAAGAGGTGGCCCGCGATGTTGACGAGTTCAAGCGTAAGTTTGACTCCCTGTGGTCTGACTTCAAGAAACAAATTACCGGATGAAACACACACACAAAACGCGCCTCCTCGAATACCTCGAAGAGTTCGGGAGCATCACAACCCTCGAAGCCATACGCGACCTTGGCAACACGCGCCTCGCAGCTCGCATCTCTGACCTTCGACGTGAGGGCTACGACATCACAAGCCAACCTTTGAAAGTCCCTACGCGGTGGGGGACGGAAACCACCGTGACCAAATACATCTATTCACCATGCCTCGATTCGAAGTAACCTACTTCCGGGGGCACGATCACGACGACTGGGACAAGGCACAGTTCGACGCGGTCGATGAACACCAAGCAAAACAAAAAGCCCTTGACGTCATCCCACCCGGGCACCGGGTGAAAAGAATTAAACCAATCCAAAACACAATGGAACAAATCAAAATCCAAAGCGTGACCCCACAAGGCACGTTTGACCACAACGGAAAGACTTTCCACAAGTTCGACGTCATCCTCGACAACGGCATGGTCGGAGAAGTCAACGCCCTCACCCCTGACAAGTGGAAGGAAGGCGACGAGGTAGTGGTCAAGGACCACCAACAAACCAAGTGGGGACCGCGCCTCAAGCTCGACAAACCCGGCTTCAATGGTGGCGGTTCATCAAGCCCCAAAGCACCTGCCAACAACGACGTCAAAGGCATCGTGGCAAGCTGGGCCGTGGGATGTGCTATGCAAGCAGCAGGAGACCCCTTTCAAAAGGACTACGACTCGATCGTGTTGCAACTCGCACGGGTGGCCTTGAGTGCTCGAAAGGTCATCAAAGATGAAGTCGAGGTCTGATGTGGTGCACCGACAAACCAACGGAAGAGGGTTGGTATCTCTGCGCTTGGAAGATGGGTGACGGCTACGTCTACGCGGTCGGCAAATGGACGGGGGGTGACTGGTTCACCTCCATGTCCGCCGAGCCGAACACCTACCAAGCCATCACAGGACCAGACCAACAAGACAAGATGCTCGACGAATTACACGAAACACAAAACCTAAAATGATGAATATCAATTACACCACCAACCTCGACCAATTCACCTTCCACGAACAAAACCGTCACTTAAACAGGGGCGCCGTGAGAAGGTTGGCAGAGTCAATCAAGCGAGTGGGCTTGAAAGTTCCTATCACCGTCTCAAAAAAGAACGTCATCCTAGACGGACAACACCGCGTTGAGGCCATCCGGTGGATCAACAAGACGGCAACAACACCCGTGAAGCTCTCATACATTCAGAAGAACATGTCAATTTCAGACATTGCGGAGATGAATGCCCACCAGACGGCGTGGAGAATGAGTGACTGGATTCACTACTACGCCACCGGCGGGAACGACAACTACGTCAAACTCCGTCAAGCCGGAGAGAAATTCAGACCCCACAAGATGACGTCAATTTGCGCCCTTCTTTCACCCAATGAAGGAGCACATACCAAGGTCATCACAGGAGGGAAATACGTCTACGAGATGACGCCGGAGAAGGAGCAAATCTTGACCAAGCTCATAAGCTACGGCAAGATGAATCCGGTCTTTACCAGTAAGGCCGTGCTCATGGCCATCATTGACATGAGAAAGTTGGAAGGTTTTAGCGCCAAGCGGTTGTTTACTGCCTTGGACAAGCACTTCGAGAGCATCTTGCCACAAAGCGGCAAGGACAACTGGGCACGACACTTCGTGCGATTTTACAACAAGGGCCTTCGTCAAGGTCGTTTGAACGCTGACGACTTGCCACGAAGCCACTAAAACAAGACCATGAAAGACTACATCAAGAAACACTTTGGCAGTCAAAAGCAATGCGCCGAAGAGCTGGGAGTAAGTGAGAAGACCGTGGGGAACTGGATGGCAAAGAACCCCAGCGGCATCCTAAAGCACGCCCGGCAAATCGTGGAGACGAAGAACACGACCTACCTACAACTTCACGGAGAGGTCGAGTACCGGGAGCACGAGTTGAAAGTGCTTGAACCAACACGGGAGACATGAAACAAAGAGTCGAATCTTACGTCTGGCATGATGCCAAGAAGCACAAGCCGCCAACGTTTGGACAGTACCTCGTGGCCGACGATACAAACCCGGAGGGTTTTATGTGGGTGGCAGAATGGGACTACGTTTTGCACCCAGACCCGAAGCACGGATATTGGAGCTGCTCGGCAGACTTTGACCAATACAAAATCACCCACTGGGCGGATATTGCGCCTCCCACCATCAACAAACAATTTCAATGGACAAACATTCACGACCCGCTGCCACTGATCAAGGCACCATCACTGTTGAAGTCGAATTCACAAAAGAAGAATTTGAGCACATCGACTCCCTAAGTTTTGAGCCGAGGGATATGGTGCGCCGCATCGTTCAAGCTCACATGGCCCAATCCAGACTTTCATAAAACCGGGGAGGTGTTTGGCCTCCCCCTATATTTGAACCGATGAAAGAAACATACTACCACGTCCGGATCGTGCAGTACACCAAGCACACCACATGGGACGGAAAGAAACCGAACGACGAGTGGATACCCACCAGCCAAGCGGAGTACCACTGCACCGACTCGAAGGAGGTTTTGTCCAATGTCGAGAAGCATTTGAAAACGTGAACCACGCGTCTCTCTTTTCCGGAATCGGCGGTTTTGACTTGGCCGCCGAATGGATGGGGTGGAACAACGTCTTCAACTGCGAGTGGGAAGAGTTCCCGCGACAAGTCTTGAAACATCACTTCCCAAACGCCATACAACATGGAGACATCAAAGAACTCGACGCGACAACTTACGCTGGAAGAATTGATATCCTCACAGGAGGGTTCCCCTGCCAACCCTACTCACTCGCCGGAAAGCGAAAGGGAAAGGAGGACGAGCGCCACTTGTGGCCGGAGATGCTGCGCGTTATTCGAGAATGCGCCCCGCGCTACGTCGTGGGCGAGAACGTTCGCGGCCTTGTTGGTTGGAATGGAGGGTTGGTCTTCGAGGAGGTGTGCTCTGACTTGGAAGCTCAAGGGTACGCCGTACAACCGTTCATACTTCCAGCTTGCGGCGTCGGTGCTCCCCACCGAAGAGATCGAGTCTGGTTTGTTGCTTACGCCGACAACAAGGGAGGAGGTCATGGACATGGACATGGACAAGTTCAAGGAAAGGATGGAGAAGTACGACAACGGCACGACCGTGCCCAATCTTGCGACTCAAGTGGCGGGCTTGCTTCCGACACCTCAAGCAAATTGTTCACAAGGGATGAAAGCGGAAAATGTAGAATTACGCGGACAAAAATTGTACGACAAAAAAACGGGCAAACAAATCCAAAGCAGCCCGCAACAATGGGCGAAATTAGGAATGCTTCCGACACCGGTAGCAAGCGACCATCAGAACCGATGGCCGACGGAGAATTGGAAGGGAGACAGCGACCTACCGAGCGTAGTCAACGGACAACTTGGAACACGTTCCCAACTGTCCCCCCTATTTGTGGAGGAGATGATGGGCTTCCCAAAGAACTGGACAACATCACCTTTTCAAAGTGGAGACGAGAAAGCATAAAAGCGTATGGCAACGCCATTGTTCCTCAAGTCGCCTTGCAGATATTTAAGGCCATAAACCTGTTTGAAGATGGAGCGAAACTTTAAAGGCGTCTGGATACCTTCCGAGATATGGTTGGACGCAAGATTGACCCTCGTGGAGAAGGCGTTGTATGCCGAGATAGATTCATTCTCCGGCAATGACCGAACCTTTCACAAGTCAAACGATACTATCCAATCAGAGTACGGCGTAAGCCGTCCCACCATCTCCAAAGCGATCAAGAATTTGGAGTCTTTGGGATTCATCGAGGCAACCTTCGACGGACGTGTGAGGCACCTAACCGTGCAGGCAGACCGTAAAATTTTTACGGGCAGCCGGAAAGAATCTTTCGGGCAGCAGGAAAAAAATTTACGGGCAGAAGGAAAGAATAGTACCTCTACTAATACAATAGAGAGAACAGATAAAAACACATCTAAAAAGAGAGGGGCACGCCCGAGGGATTTGGATGAAGTTTTGGAATCTTTCAAGGAGGTTGGTGCGGAAGAGTCAGAGGCCCTCGCGTTCTTTGACTACTACGAAGCCAACGGATGGACACAAGGACGAAACAAACCCATCAAAGACTGGAAGGCCGCCGCGCGCGGTTGGATAAGACGATCAACCCAATTCAAAAAGAATGACACCAAAAGATTTGGCCCTTCGGACGGCTCGCTCATTGCAGAGCATCTCCGACGCCTCGCGAATGAGTCCGGAGAGGGCATGGCGTGAAGGCACAAACGTACTCGTCGCGTACCGAGAGGCCCCAGCAAAGACGGAAGCCACCCTCATCATCCTCCTGAAGGAGACGCTCCAGTACCTCGACTACAACAAAGGCATCACCGCCGACCGAGACATCTTGGATGCGGTCCACCATCTACGGGACACCTTCCCGGCCATGAAGCTCGAAGAATGGGCGGTCATCATGCACCGCCTCAAGACTGGCGAATACAGGCCCGGATATGAGCGTTTGAAACTTCCCGAGTTAGTTGATATATTCAGGCAGTACGAAGGCGAACGAGCCGCCGTCAGAGAAGGCAACTGGAACGAGCTGAAGAAGCACGCACCTGATCGCCTCAGCGACGACCAACTAGACGCCTTGTATAAGAACTACAAGAAACGTCGTGAAGCGGAAAGCAAAGAACTCCAAAAGGGCGCAGACATCAAGCGAGTCCCGGTCAAGAACGGGCGGTGGGAACACATCCCGTACCCGAACTCCAAACCGGAGCGCGATGGTGAAGAAGGTGGACACGGTGTTCAGCCAATACATCCGCCTGAGGGCGAGTGATCACCGAGGTATGGGAGAGTGCTACACTTGCGGAGCGGTCCGACATTGGACCGAGGTAGACGCTGGGCACTTCATGAGCCGGGCGTGCATGTCCACACGATGGGACGAGAAGAACGTGCAGTTCCAGTGCAAGCGGTGTAACGGCTTCCGAAGCGGGGAGCAGTTTCTGTTTTCCCAACACCTCGACAGGCAGCACGGAGAAGGCACCGCCGAGGAACTT